TCTGTAGGTATATCTAAAAATTATAATATCAATTTTCCAGTAACTTTAGCTGCAACTGACGACTTGTTTAAAATTATAACATCTTCAAGATTTACATTTAACTCAAAAGAATGTACTATTGAAAATAGATTAAATTCTAACACATTACAAATTGTAAATACTGGAGGTACGGTGGAAGTTGATAATATAGGTTCGTATGATGCTGCTTTAGGAAAAATTACTTTAGTCGGCTTTGCTCCAACAGATTTTGCAGGAGATCAGATTAAGTTTTCAGCAACACCCTCAAATCAAAGCACAATACGGCCATTACGTGCTACTGTTATAGATATAGATCCAGCGGCATCAAAGGCTTCTGCGGTTCTTGATTATCAAGAAACACAAGTTTCATTAGGAAGTAGTGGTTATTAATGCACAAAATAAAATACTATCAAAATAGAAGACCGCGGAACTTTTTACACAGAAAAGTTCGTGATGTATTACCTGAATTTTTTACACAGGACTATCCGAATCTTGTAACTTTTCTAGAAAAATATTATGATTATTTAGATTCAGATGACGCGAGTTCTTTTGGTAATCAATTAAAACAAATATATCAAACACGAGATACTCAAGAAACACCAGAAAATCTCTTAAGCAATTTAATATCAGAAATTGCTGCCGGTAATACTGGAGATAAGTTCATTGATCCTAATTTTTATGCTCAAAGAATACATGAACTACATAGAACCAAAGGTAGTAGGTTTTCAATAGAAGAATTTTTTAGAGCTTTTTTTCATGAAAATGTAGAAATAGAATATCCAAAAAATAATATTTTTACTGTAGGACATGATTCTGCAGGCCCTTTAAGTAGAATTGGAGCTGAATCAAACAAATTTATTCAGAACAACGCATTATATCAAATTTTTTCAATATTAATTAAAAGTCCATTAGCTCAATCTACGTGGCTTGAATTATATAAAAAGTTTGTTCATCCTGCAGGTTTTTATATCGCAGGATCTGTTCAAACGGATGTAGAAGCTATAGGAACATTAATTGCTCCTATATCAGATTCAGCACCAGTAAATCCTGTTATTGCATCATCTGTTCTCAATACTCCAATAGCTTCTTTTACTCAGCTCACTGCATTGATAGATTCGGGTCAAGATGGAACTAATGAATATAGAGTGAATATTGATCAGCTGGTCAGCACTTACCAGTCTCTTACTGCTACACAGATAAGTAGTTTTTATTCTAGTGTTGAAGAATTACTCACACCTAATTCATTTACGTTTGACGATAGTTTTGGAGTAAGCCCAGACTTTTCATTAGATCTAGAAACTACGGATAATGAAATATTCGGAAATTATATAATTGATTCAACTTTTTAGTATAAATAGAACTATTATTTAGGATAAAATATGACAAGACAAAATATTAGTACCGGAACATCAGCTAATGACGGAACCGGTGATACATTACGGTCGGCTGGCAATAAAATAAATCAGAACTTCGCTGAACTGTATTCGTTACTTGGTGGTGGAGATAGCAGTAATTTATCTACACAGATAACACTTGAGAATGATGCAGTAGTATTTGAAGGATCCACTTCTGATTTTTTTGAAACGCGACTCAAAGCTACTGACGCAACACAAGACAATATAATTACATTACCAGATTCTACAGGTGTTGTTACTCTTGATAATGCTATACAAACTCTTACTAATAAAACGTTAACTGCACCCACAATAGCTACGATCAAAAATACTGGAACATTAACTTTACCAACATCAACAGACACATTAGTTGGTAGAGCCACAACAGATACTTTATCAAATAAAACAATAATGTCTCCAATACTTAATAATCCAAGAATAGCACCTCAAATAAATGATTCAAGCGGAAATGAATTAATTAAGTTTGTAAAAACTGCAAGTGCAGTAAATGAAATTACTATTACTAATAACTCAAATACTAATCACCCATCGATAGCAGCAACTGGAAATGGTGCCAACACAAATGTTAACTTGTCATTGTCCGGTCAGGGTAAAGGTTCGGTGGCTATAAGCAAAGCTGCATTTTCATCGAGTACTATAACTGCGAGCGGTCAAGCTGACTCTAGTTCTTCGCTTATAGTATGTAATAGCGGTACGCCATTAGCAGTTGCACTTGGACCGGGTAACACTGTAGGTGAATTTAAAATCTTTTCAAATAAAGGAGCCGGTTTAGCAACTATAACACCAGCACCTTTTGCAAATGGAAGCACAATAAGACTACCACAAAACACAGCAACGCAGTGTATATGGGACGGAACTAATTGGTTTATGCTAAGTGGAAATGATTCAGCTAATTCAATTATAATATCATAGGAATAGAAAATGTCAGCAATAATAACAGACGTATTTAAAAAACAATTCATGCAAAACATATTTGATGAAGTTGAAAATCTTACTGGTAGATATTATGTTGGAATTGGCAAGAATGATCAATGGAATGCAACTGAAACTGTTCCAGCTCCTACAGATACACCTAGAACTATAAGAAAAGCACAAGCCGCTTTACAATCAGTAAAAGCAGTTGCTGGAGTGTCTTATGTCATACCGAGATATAATTGGACATCTGGATCCATATATAGCAGTTATGATGATGACGTTACTGCAATACCTTCAAACAGTTACTACGTACTTACTGAAGATAATCAAGTTTATATATGTTTACAACAAAGTAAAGATGCAAACGGAAATGCAAACGTATCAACTGTACAACCTACTGGAACGAGTAAAAACGCATTTAAAACATCGGATGGTTATACTTGGAAATTTTTATACGCATTAAGTGCAGCAAAATCGAGTGCCTTTTTATCTGCTAACTTTGTACCAGTGGAAAAAATATTAGATTCAGCAGGAGGCCCAACTTTAACAGCGATCGAAATACAACAAGCAACAGTGCAAGATTCAGCCGTTGCGGGTAGAATCTTAAATATCGTAGTTACAAAGCCGGGAACTGGTTATACATCTGCACCGACAGTGACTATAACAGGAAACACAAGAGCAATAGGAGATAGTGCTCAGGCTGTTGCAACAGTAGCTAATGGCTCTATAGCTAAAATTGAAATGCTAAATGAAAGTGCAGGATCGGGTAAAAACTATATAAATGCAACTGTAACAATTACTGGTGGAAGCGGAAGCGGTGCGGTTGCAAGAGCAGTTATAGGTCCACAGAATGGAATAGGTGCTGATCCAAGAGATGAATTGAAAGCAACATCTTTAATGTTTAATGCTAAACCTAGCGGTATTGAAGGCGGTGATTTCTTAGCTGGAACTGGCGTAGATTTTAGACAAGTGATGTTAATAAAAAATCCAAAGACGGATTCAGCTAGCGGCACTACACTATCGGCGACTACTGGAAAAGCTTTAAAGTTTTTTAAAACAGACTTAGCGTTTGCGGGTAATTTAGCGGTTGATGAATTAATAACGAGTAATACAGTACCTGCTGCAAAAGCATATGTAAATCAAGTTTCAGACAGTGATGTATTTTATCATCAAACAGACAGTACTGGTTACACACCTTTTGGTGTAGGCGACACATTAACGGATGAACAAAGTAACACTGGAACTATTAATCATATTTCAGCAATTGATAGTGCTGGTCTCATAAATACTTCTGGTGATGTATTATACATAGAAAATAGAGCACCAGTTATCAGGGATGCATCACAAACCGAAGACATCAAAGTAGTAGTTACACTTTAGTAGGATAATAATATGGCGACAACGTTTACAGAAAATACCTTAGCAACAACTTATAAAGATGATTTTCGCGATAGCGATAACTATCACAGAATATTATTCAATACGGGTGTAGGATTACAAGCAAGAGAATTAACACAACTTCAAACAATATTACAGAATCAAATACAAAGATTTGGTAATAACATTTTTAAAGAAGGTGCGGTAGTAAAACCAGGCGGAATAAATATAAATCCGAAATATGAATTTATAAAACTTGATGAAACTGATCCTTCACATGTGTTGCCGGATGTTACAAATCTTATAGGAAAGACTGTAACGGGTCAAGACTCAGGTATTGTTGCAACTATACTTGAAGCTGTTGCTGCGAGTGGAGGTGATCCTGCTACTCTTTATGTAAAATACACAAATACGAGTGCAGCTCAAGGAGCTTCTGATATTACAACACAAAGAATGCGTTCTGATGAAGTTATGGATGTTTCAGATGGCACCGATTTGAAAGTGAAGTTGTCAACTGTAGGTGATCCGTCAACTGGAACTGGAACTCAAGTTACACTACGTAGTGGAATATATTACGCACGTGGTAATTTTGTTTTTACTCAAGATCAGAGTAAAATCATATCAAAATATACTGATACTCCATCAACTGACGTAGGATTTAAAACAGTTGAACAAGTTATAACTGCCAGTGATGATAATGCGTTATACGACAATCAAGGGGCTGTTCCTAACGTATCGGCCCCGGGCGCAGATAGATATAGAATTACTCTCACTATAGCCGAACGTAGTGAAATACTATCGAGTGAAAATTTCATACACGTTGCTACTGTAGTAGATGGTGCTATATTTGAATCTGTAAAAACAGATCAATCTTATAATATTCCAAATGATGTAGTTGCGACTAGAATTAAAGAAAATTCTGGTGACTACGAAGTAAAACCATTTGTTGCTAAATTTGAACTTGATTCAGAAAATACACATTTATTGTTGAAAGTGAGTGATGGCACAGTTGTAGTTGATGGATATAGAGCAGCTCGCGCGTATCCTACTGCAATAAGAGTACAAAAGCCGACTGCAACTATAGAAATAAACAATGAACCAGTAAATGCTGTTCTCGGGCATCATGTCATTGTAACACCATCAACAAATGCTGCTGGTCAAACCCAAGGTGTTCCAGATATTGACACTATGGAAGAGATGAATTTAAGAAGTGCAGTTGCTCATGGCGGTAGCACCATTGGTACAGCTCGAGTAAAAGCTCTCACAAAAGATGGATTAAACATTAAAGCGCATTTAACCGATATACAAATGAACAGTGGTGAAGCATTTCGAAATGTTAAGAGTGTTGGTACATCAGTAAATAATTATTTTGATATTACTTTAGATAATTCAAAAGCGGTTCTCAAAGAACCTACTAATGATTATAGTCTTTTCAGTTTACCTAAACAAAGACCTTCAACAATAACCGATTTAATTTATACTGCACAAAGAAAATTTTCAAGTGTGAGTGCAAACGGTTCTGGCGTAGTTACGCTAACTGGGATAAGTGGAAATCCTGGTGAAGCATACGCATCGACTTCAAATTTTATATTTGCAAAAGCTGACAGTGACATTTCAACTATAAGTCCTACAATTACGCTCAATGGTGCTGCAGATGGTGGCACTGCAGATTTTGGAACGGGCAACACAATAGTTAGTTCATCAAATATAGAATATGCTGCATATATTACAAAAACTCAAACAACACCAAAAACAAAAACACTTACAAATTTTTCTATAGTTGATGCTGTCGAGTCAGATGGTGCTGGACTAAAATTTCTTAATTTAACAAGAGCTGATATTTTCAGTGTAGATGAAATTGTTGATGCGGCAGATAGCAGTCAAAGTTTAGCATCAAGATTTTTGATTGACGATGGCCAAAGACCTTCAAGGTATGAGCCGGGGAGATTAATTTTAAAAGATGGATTTTCTGCACCAAGTGGAAACGTATCTGTAAAATTTAAGTTTCTTAGTCCAAGTAGTAGCGGTGATTATTTTTCAGTAAATTCATATTCTGGACAAGTAGATTATGATAAAATACCATCATATAGAACTCCTGCAGGTCGAACAGTTAATTTAAGAGATGTACTCGATTTTAGATCAGTTGCTGATTCGGCTGGAAATTTTGGAACTTCAGGTTCAACTATGATAGAGCTTCCTCATAGCGGAACTAATATTAGAGCAGATGTTACGTATAAACTTGGTCAGTCAGCAAAATTATCTATTGATAAGAATGCAGCATTATCTTTAGATTTTGGTCCATCTGCATTTTTTCCTATACCGCCATCGAGACAAGAAGGAAAATTACCCTTATATGATATAACTTTGAACCCAGGAACTCTAAGTGATTCAGACGTTCGACTTACTAAATTTAATTTTAGAAGATTTACTATGAAAGATATTGGAAATCTTGAAAAAAGAATTGATAGATTAGAAGAATTTACTACTTTAAATTTGTTAGAAATTGATACTAAAAATTTTGAAGTTTTAGATTCTGCCGGTAATAATAGAAC